TCAAGGCGTTGGCAAAGTCTATGCAGAACACCAAAGAGGTGAAGGGAGCAGACGTTCTTAACAATGCCTTCTCTTCTAGCTTTACTGGTGGCGATGGAAAATCATTGATTGCTACAGATCACCCCCTGACAGGCGGCGGTAAGTTGGCTAATCGTGCAACTTCGATGGCGGATCTGAATGAGACGAGCCTTGAGGATGCTTTGATTGACATCTCAACTTTCACTGACGACCGTGGTTTGACGATCTCTGTTCGCGCAACAAAGCTAGTAGTTCCACCTCAGCTTGTGTTCATTGCGGATCGAATCCTCAACTCACCACTGCGCAGTGGCACTGCTGACAACGACTTGAACGCTATTAACAATCTAGGAGTTCTGCCGGGCAACTTTACTGTCAATCACTATCTGACGGATCCAGATGCCTTTTTTATCCTCACTTCAGTGACTGAGGCGGGTGAAGGCTTGAAGATGTTTCAGCGATCTCCGATGGAGACTTCGATGGAGCCTGACTTCAGCACGGGCAACCTCCGATACAAAGCTAGAGAGCGATACAGCTTTGGATTTTCGGACTTTCGCGGCGTTTACGGCTCGCAAGGCGCGTAAACATAGCGACAAAGAAGAAGGGGGAGCTTGTAGGCTCCCCCTTTTTTTTATACACTGATTATCCGTGAAAAATTTTATCGGCAAAGACAGTCACGGCTGACGCTACGAAGACTTTGCTGAATAACTCTCGTAGGAGAAAAAAATGGCTAACACAACTTTTAACGGGCCAGTTCGATCACAGAACGGCTTTCAGGATATTACAGTTGCAGCATCGACTGGCGCTGAAACAACGAACTCAACGTATGGAACCAATGCTTCTGTTGGCGGCACCCTTGCGGTAACAGGTTACGCCGCTTTTACTACTGGTGTAGCAAACCCAACTGGACTTTTGGCACCTACAATCACTGCAAAAACTCAGATGGCTAACGGTTTTTCCGCCGCGATGGATGCAAATACCCATTACCTCGCGCCGGCAGATGGTGCCGCACTGACTGCAACGCTTCCAACTCAGGCCGCCTCGACCGCCGGTGACGTTATCATTGTCGAGTGGCACGTTGCTATAGATAACGGCGCTACACAAAAGTTTGGAACCGCCGGTGAGTTCTTCATGGCAAAGTCGGCTATCTATCGCACAACTGGAGCGACTGGCTCTGCTGTAGGACTGATAAAGTCAGTAGACGCCGCCGATGGCACTGGCGATGACTTCATGAATTTGATTGGACTGACTAATTCAGGGCCGGGCATTGGAAGCTATGTGGTGTTCACGTTTAACGGCTCAGTGTGGCGCGGAGAAGCGCGTCTTGAGTCATCAGGAACTGGTGTTGCTGCTAATCTGTCTGTTTTCGCAACAAGCTAATAATTTAGCGGGAGGGCTAACGCTCTCCCGCTATTTTGAGGGAGAAGATTATGGGTATGAGCGATGTTAAGTCTGTGACCATCACGGCAGACACGCAGGCACTAGATGCTGATGGCATCTCCACTGCGGCGGCTGTTGGAAATAACGCAGCGTTAACTATTGGCGGAGCATTGGCTTCTGGCGGAGCTTGCGTTTTTGATGCAGGCCGAATCGTAACAATTCTTTCTGCCGGTAATGATTCGTCAAAATCATTTACCGTTGTCGGAACCGACGTAAACGGCACTGCGCAGACAGAATCTATTACGGGCGCAAATGCCGGCACTGCGACGGGCACTAAATTTTTTAAAACACTTGCATCAATCACTGCCGTAGGAAATCCTGCAGGAAATGTATCCGCCGGCGTTAATGCTTCAGCGGCTGATGTTATTTTTGCCGGCAGATCTCGCTTAAAAGGTGCCTTCCTGACGAGCACCGCTACAGCGGGTAATGTGGATTTTTTAAATACGTCGCCAACTGGTTCGAGCTTAATGAAGATAAGCTCCGTCAGTGACGCCGATGCAACACGCGACGTAGTTATTCCTGAGAATGGCGTGCTTTTTACCGCAGGGATATACATCGAATATACAGTGTCAACATTTTTAACCATGACAGCTTTTCACGCCTAATGGCCGACACAAAAGATGTTGAGCGCCTAAAGAGCGGTCGATTAAAGTACCGCGACCAGACGTTTCCTGCGTACAATCAGCAGGTTAGAACGCCCGGCGAAAAAAAGAAGTTTAAGGTTTTGGCTAAAAAAGGCGATCAAATAAAGATTGTTCGCTACGGCGATCCTAATATGACAATCAAAAAGGATCAGCCTGCGCGTAAAAAATCTTTCAGAGCGCGGCACAATTGCGATGCGGTTCAAAAAAAGAAAGATGTTTTTGCCGCATCATACTGGTCTTGCAAGAATTGGTGATAATATGACAGATAAGATGATGCGCCCCCGCACAGGCAGTGGAATTAGCACCCTCACGCCATCGTATAACTATAACAGCCTCATGGCTCAGGCGCTAAATGAGTACGGGCCAAGCTCTGTAAGCCCCTATCAGCAGCAAGCCGATTATCTTATGAATCGACCAGTGTTCTCGCGTGGCACGGCTGATTATGACCCGATGGCAGGCTTTCAGTACAATCAGCCTGTAACTCAGCCTGTAACTCAGCCTGTAACTCAGCCTGTCACTCAGCCTGTCACTCAGCCTGTCACTCAGCCTCCAGTAAGCACAATGCCTACTCAGCCTGTCACTCAGCCTGTCACTCAGCCTGTCACTCAGCCTGTCACTCAGCCTGTCACTCAGCCTGTCACTGATCCTGTAACTGTTGTAACTGAGCCTAGTGCTCCGACAACTCTTGCTGAGTTGGAAGCGATGTTGGGTTACAAGTGGGTGAAAAACGAAGACACAAGCCCGATGAGAACCATGGGTTATACTCCGCAAGATCATCTGAGAGCTGAAGCAAAGAGGTATGGTATTGCTTTGCCTCCCGATGCAGCCATAATCCCGCTTGTCGAAGAAGAAGATGTTTTTGAGCCTGAAACTCCAGTTGAAGATCTTCAATTACCAGAGAATCCGATTCAGACTAATCCAGTAATTACTGGTGGCCCGACTCCTGCTGTCCCTGATCCATCAAATATGCCACCGCCCGGCACCGTCATCAATTTGCCTTTTGGTGGAAGTTTTACAATTCCTGATGACATCCAAGACAGAATTGACGCCGCAAAAGCGGCACAGGCAGGCACAGCGCCACCCCCGTTGACAGCGCCGCCACTCGAAACAATGCCTGCATCGGGAATGCCACCGCCCGGCACTGTCGTTAATTTGCCTTTCGGCGGCAACTTTACGATGCCTGATAATATTCAAGATAGAATTGACGCCGCAAAAGCGGCACAGGCAGTTACGCCGCCATCACCTGTTGCAGCGCCAACAATGAGTGAGGATGAATTAGCCGCGCTTCGAGCGAGGATAGGGAGCTTTGGTTTGGGAGGTTTTGGCAATATTAATCTGGCGGGTATTGGAAATAATATTCCTGCCGAAGAGATAAATAAAAGAGGAAAAGCATTTAACTTAAATCCTGCTACGAGAGGCGGGTTTGCATCGCATCTTGCTTTATCTCCCGCTGCCTCTAACCCGCAGTCGAATGTAGACTTTGTGAACCAAATGTCTCAAGAGAACGCCTTGGCTAGCGGTCAGTATCCCACTTTCCGTTATGACCCACAGACTAATCAGTATATTAAAGATAGTCGTTCGCTTGGCTTTACAGGTGATGCGGCTATAACCTATTTAACTCCTGAAGAATTTCAGGCTGAGTACGGAAGAGCATTAAGCAAGATGCCTAGCCTAACGCAAGAAGGTATCAATGAGACGAAAAGAAGCTTATATCAGATCCCGATGAGGGAAGAAAAGAAGCCCCCTCAAGAAAGCCAAGAGGTTATAAATAAAAATGCCTTGATGGGCAGAATAGCGGCTATGGGCAGAGGCGATTTACGTCAAGGACGATCTGGTCGATGAGTATTCCAAAAAATGTTACCAATCCGTCGCTCTACAAAAAAGCCAAGGCGAAGGCGAAGGCAAAGTTTGACGTTTATCCGAGCGCCTACGCTAACGCATATATGGTAAAAGAATATAAAAAAATGGGCGGCGGATATAGCGGCTCTAAGGCAGAGGGCGGAGAGATGAAAAGTTTTGACGCGAAAAAATCTGACCTCGATCGTGACGGCAAAATTTCTCGATACGAAAGAAAGCGGGGTGAGGCAATAGCCAAAAACATGAACACTGGCGGTGCCGTAGAACTGCAGGCGCGTGGTTGCGGGGCGATTATGAACAGCAAACGCAAAACCACGCGAGTACCCCGTGGCTAAGAAAGGATTAAAAGATTGGTTCGAGAAAGAAAATTGGGTGGATATTTCTGCACCTAAAAAAGGCGGTGGATACGAAAAATGCGGGAGGAAATCAACTTCCGACACAAAGCGTGGGTATCCAAAATGTGTGCCGTCTGACAAAGCAAGCTCTATGAGCGACAAGCAGGTTGCGTCTGCGGTTAGACGCAAGAGAGCTAAAAAACAAGGCGTTGGCGGAAAACCGACCAACGTGGCAACGTATGCATCCGATGGAGGATCGATTATGAAAGGCGCTAAGCAGATGATGAAGGGCGGTAAAATGTACATGAAGGGCGGTGGAATGCCCGGCTTGCCTCAAGAAACTCAAGAGATGGCTAAGGGCGGAGCACCAAAGACCGCTAAAGGCATGGCTAAGGGCGGAGCGCCAAAGACCGCTAAAGGCATGGCTAAGGGCGGAGCGCCAAAGACCGCTAAAGGCATGGCTAAGGGCGGGGCAGCTAAAACGTCTAAGGGTTCCGCAAAAAACTTTAGAGCGCCAAACAAAAGAAATAGCGGCTTATACGGTTGATTTGCAATATGTGCGGTATTGTGTAAAAATTTACACCTTCTCATAAAAAGGTGTCAATATGTCTTATTTGCAGAGTAATATACCGCACTTTCCCTGTTTTGTTCGCAGGGAATATACGCATAACCACGTCAAATATCACGGTGAGTACCTGCACGCACTTGCGATTGCGGTAACCACGGTGCCAGACAGGTGCCTAAGTTTTCAAGTCGTATTCACAGGCGCAGAAACATATGACACCGACGAGGATAATATCCACGGCGGTGCAATGTGGGCAAGGATGCCGATCACCGCTCTGGTTGCAGATACTCCCCTAGACGAATGGCCCAAGACGATGGCCCCTCATCTTGTTCAGCCTTGGGATTGCTCATCAAGCGATCACGATGTCACCGTCTTGAACCGCGTTAGCAGCTCACCTTGGATTGCCAAGATCGATGGCGAGTTCCACACGGCAAGATATATGTTTACCGTCGATTATACCAACTCGCACATCAGCGACGATCCGGCTCAACACAAGCAGAGTCACGTTCTTGAACTGATTGATGCAGGCGAGTACACTGGAAACATAGTTGCACTGCCAAATAATAGAGTAAGGGCGACCAATCCCGCGTTATGGCAACAAGGAGACGGCGCACCTGACTTCAAGCCAAGCCAGTGGTTGATAAGTAGCGAAGCTGACGCAAGCTACATGGACGCAGGCTATACATTCGATAATTTGTATCAGCAGCAGGTAAATAAAGATGGCGATTAGCGGATCTAAAAACTTCGAGCTAGATGTTGCGGAATATGTTGAAGAGGCTTTTGAGCGCTGTGGATTAGAGTTGCGCACGGGTTATGACCTGAAAAGCGCTAACCGTAGTCTAAACTTGATGCTTGCAGAGTGGGCAAATCGCGGCTTAAACCAGTGGACGATTGCCAAAAAAACCATTGATATGGTTGTCGGAACAGAGACTTACACCATCGATTCGGCTAATCCTAGCGCGACGATAGACGTGCTAGATGTGTTTGTGAGGGAGACAATCAACACCCAAGAAAATGATCTCACAATGACACGCATGAGTCGGGCGGAATACTCTCATTTGGCGACAAAAAAGACCACAGGCAAGCCTACACAGTTTTTCGTTGACAAAAGCATAACCCCAACCGTCACCGTTTGGCCTTCGCCCTCTGTCAACAACTCCTATGTGTTGCACCTAAATGTTTTGACGCGAATGGATGACGCAGATGAGGCTGTTAATACGCTTGATATGCCGTTTCGCTTTTACCCGTGCCTCGCCGCCGGTCTTGCATACTACATCGCACTCAAGAGAGCGCCAGAAAAGGTAACGCTGTTAAAGCAACTCTACGAGGAGGAGTTTCAACGCGCACTGAGCCAAGATCAAGAGCGATCGTCATTTAGAATCGCGCCCGGATATTCTTCGGATACCGCCTGATGCCCTACGCCTCAGACAAAAACGCATACGGCATATGCGACGTCACTGGGTTTCGTTATCGACGCAAAGATATGAAGAAGACGTGGGACGGCTTTATTGTCGGCCCAGACCAGTGGAGTCCGAAGCATCCGCAGCTCATGCCGAGAAAGGCTCCAACTGATCCGCAAGCGATCAAAGAGGCAAGACCAGAAAATGCTGACGACAACAACTTTTTTACCGTTTACACGAATGTTGGAACGGGCAAGCTAGGCCAAGAACTAAAAACTTTTGGGCTGACGTGTAGCGTTGGCACAGTCGAGGTGACCACACAATGAGCTTTACTTTAGCCACTTTAAAATCTACGATTCAAGATTATATGCAGGTCAATGAGACGACATTTAACGACAATTTGGATGAGTTTATCCGCACGTCAGAAAACCGAATATTTAATCTTGTTCAACTGCCGCAACAGCGCAAAAATGTGCAGGGAAACACAACAGAAAACTCTCGATTCTTGGCGCTACCAAATGATTTTTATGCGCCATTCTCTCTAGCAGTCATAGACTCAAGCAGCAAATATAATTACCTGTCGCTAAAGCACGTTTCTTTTCTGAAAGAATATTCGCCAAGCGTTACCTCGCGTGGTCAGCCAAAGTATTATTCGCTCTTCGACGGAGCGGCTTTTGAGCTTTCGCCAGTGCCAGATGCAGATTATACGGTTGAGATACACTATCTCAACCTGCCAGACTCACTCACAGCCGGTGCATCCTCCGGCACTACTTTACTCAGCACTGACTACCCAGACGCCCTTTTCTTTGGTTGCCTTGTTGAGGCCGCTGTATTTTTGAAAGAAAATCCTGACGTGATTGCTAACTTTGAGACACGCTTCAAAGAAATGGTCGCCAGAATCAAGAACACTACCGAAGGTCGGCAGACGAAGGACGAGTATCGTTACGATATGTTGCGTGTTGGGGTAAGCTAGTTTGGATAAGCCAGAAGAGCTTAAAGGTAAAAAAGTAGCAATAATCGGGTTAGGTGCCTCGCAGGTTGATTATTGTATAGGCGTCGAAAACTCAAAGACTTGGGATGAGGTGTGGTGTATCAACAGTGCCCTAGCCGTCTTTCCCTGCGATCGAGTTTTTATGATGGATCCAACTTCCCGATATCTCGATACGGACGATGCAGGTGCGCAGACGGATGTCATGCGCAAGATGCTGCCAAAAATGCCTGCCGATATACCGATCTATAGCTGTGCGATAGATGAGCGCGTTCCTGCTGTCGTCGAATACCCATTGGCAGAGGTCGCAGGCGAGTTTAAGTGCGCATACTTAAACACCACAGTGGCCTATTCAATAGCCTTTGCGCTATGGGCTGAGGTTGGTCAGATTGACTTATTTGGAATCGATTTTAGTTACAAGCACAATATGCACTTCGCAGAATCCGGTAGAGCCTGCGTTGAGTTCTGGCTCAGCAAGTGCATGAGCGCCGGCATTATTATTGGCGCATCGCCAAAATCAACACTGCTCGATAGCAATGTACCTCCCGCCGAGCGCCTGTATGGTTACCACAGACTTGAAGACCCTCTGGTTGCAATGCCGGACAATGAAGGACAGTGGGTAATCTGCCCCGCATCGAAGTTAGAGGAGATGATCCAAAAGCACAATATGAGCTTTGAGAAACCACTATCTGCGCCTGAGCCATACAAGGGATGAAGGGTGAAGAGGGCTTTCAGCTTGGCAATATATTGGTTTCAACCACCGACTTTGGGGGGCACAAGCCAGAGTTTTGGGCCGAAAAAGCGACCCACAAGATCTGCAGCATATCTGATGACGCCCCTCACCACGTAAAAGCGCAGGCAATGGCTTTTCGTAAAGAGATTTATGCTGTAACATTGAGAGCAATAAATAGCGCCATTGCATCTGACCGCGTTACGATTAGCTCAAAGCTAAGCACACAAGGTCACGAAGACATGGCAAAAATAGTCAAGGAGATTTAGATGGCAATCACTTCGACCGTATGTACGAGCTTCAAGACTGAGGTCTTGACTGGTACTCACAACTTTACCGCGTCTAGCGGCAACTCATTCAAGCTCGCGCTCTACACCTCGTCGGCGACCTTGGGTGCAGCTACAACAGCTTTCACGACTACGGGGCAGTCGAGCGGAACCAACTACACTTCTGGTGGTAGCGCTCTAACCAACATCACTCCAGTTGCAAGCGGCACTACTGCTGTGTGCGATTTTTCCGACCTAACCTTTTCAACGGCGACGGTCACTGCTCGCGGTTGTCTGATTTATAACGACACCAACAGCGACAAGGCTGTTTGCGCAATCGACTTTGGTGGTGACAAGGCGAGCACTGCAGGCGATTTTACCATCGTCTTTCCTGCGCCGACTGCGACGGGCGCAATCATCAGATTGGCATGATCCGTGCCACTGACAAAGATAGACTTCAAGCCCGGCATTGTTAAAGAGGGCACCGACTACTCCGAGATGGGCGGTTGGGTAGACGGCAACCTTATTCGATTCCGAAAACAAGCCGTCGAAAAAATTGGCGGTTGGAAAAAATTAGGGTCGAATAACTTTCTTGGTGTAGGTCGCGCACTGCACAGTTGGATTACGCTCGGCGGAACAAGGCTGATGGGCGTAGGCACGACCTTTAAATATTACATCGAAGAGGGCGAAGATTATTACGACGTAACGCCTCTACGCGCAACCACAAGCGCAGGCGATGTTACTTTTTCCGCCTCAAACGGGTCAACCACAATTACCGTGACAGATTCGGCTCACGGTGCTGTGAATAACGATTTTGTTACTTTTTCTGGTGCAGCCACCCTTGGCGGCACAATAACCGCAGCAGTCCTAAACCAAGAATACCAAATACTTTTGGTCACTGGGGTAAATACCTACACCCTGACAGCCAAAAACACGTCTGGAAATACTGTTACGGCAAACAGCTCTGACACTGGCAATGGCGGCAGTTCTGTCG